TAGCTTATTTAAATAACCAGCGTAGATCTTCTTTTACTTATAATAGACAGATGGCTTTAGTTAACTTAGTTAGCGGTCGTCAAATAAAGAACAGAAGATCCATTATAATCACCCCAGTAGAAAATAGCAGCGAAGAGACTGCCCAGATCCAATCCGATGCTATGCAGCATGTAATGAAGTATGGGAAGGGATATGAGGCCATTAGCCGGGCTTTTAAGAGCTCTTTGATATCTGGGCTATCATTCCTTAGCCCTTACATGGATTACCGCAGAGATATTGTGTCGGGAGATATATGCTTCCACCAAGACGACTGGAATGCGGTTATTTTTGATCCATTCCTAACTAAGAGAAGTCTCGAAGACTGTTCTTTTATTAGTAGGCGTAAATTCCTTAGCCGTACAGAGGTAATATCGTTAATTCCAGACAAAGAGGACCTGATCAAGAGTCTTCCTTGGGGTAGTCGTGACGATAAATTTACTTATCTTCCCCATGCCAGATGGGGAATGCAGAAACTTCTAAATTACACTGAATATTGGCGAACTCGTTGGGAAACCAAAGAAGTTTTAGTAGATATGCAGACGGGTGAGACCAAGGAATGGAATGGCGATAGAGACCGATTACGCCTCTATAAGCAGGTTTTCCCAAATATAGAGGTCATTCGTAAGCCAGTTAAACAGGTGGAGCTAGGGATCATTGTAGAAGGTGAATTAGTCTATTATGGTAAAGACCCGGGCGGCCTTAATGATTACCCGTTTGTGCCCTTTTTCTGCGTATTTGAACCCTCATATGACTTATTTGAGTGGAAGATACAGAGTTTGTGCAGGGTCAACGAAGATACCCAGACCGAATTAAATAAACGCCGATCTAAGCTCATCGATTTTGTCGATAGTCAGCTTAATACAGGGTATATAGCCAAGACCAATAGTGTTTCTAACCCTACCTCGTTGTACAAATCAGGCCAGGGTCAAGTTATCTTCTTAAAACCAGAAGCTTCTATGGATGATGTAAGAAAGATAGAACCGCCTAATATTCCAGCCTCCTTTTTCCAGATAGAAAACGAACTAGACAATGATTTCTTCCAGTCTCTGGGCCTATCTCGCGAGAATATAGGTATGTCTGAGAATGAAAGCATTGAAACGGCAGCTATTTTATCTAAGATGCGTCAAGAGGCTGGTTGGTTGCCTATGGCTCACATATTCGATGGATTAAGAGAATCAGAAGAGCTGATCGGTCAGAAATGCCTAAAATTGATGCAGAAAAATTACACACCAGAAAAGATCCAGAATATCACCAAGAAACAACCAACTCCTGAATTTTATAGCGGTCAATTTAGTGAATACAATGTGATTGTAGAAGAAGGAGTATTGACCGATACACAGCGTCAGGCTCAATTTGTTCAAATGAATGCTTTACGGTCTATGGGTATCCAATTTAGTGATGAAGAGATCGTTGATGCTTCTAACTTGCATGACAAGAAACAGTACAAAGAAAGACTTGCCGCTCAGCAAAAACAACAATCAGAAATGCAGCAACAAGCCGCCATGCTTCAGATGAAGAAGATCGATTCTGAGAATAGGGCCGATGATGCTTTGGCAGCTGAAAGGCTTAATAAAGTCCAATTGGATGCCGCTCTTAGTGCCGAACGCATCGCAAGGGCTGAAGAAGACAAAACCGCTGGAGTCCTAAACCTTATCAAAGCGGTTAAGGAATTGGAGGGGATTGATGTAGATAACCTCGCTCGTAAGTTGACTCTTCTTCGTGAGATAGAGGCACAACAGACCGTTCGCGAAGTGCAGCCAGAAGTACAAACGCCAATACCGCAACCGACACAACAATAACGAACGATATCCAATCACCTTTTACGGGCGGTCTTTTTCTTGGATCTTGGTTTTTTATGTGATTTTTTTTCATCTTTTATCCATAACTCGACGTCTTCATTTACTTCGCGCAAATATTTATATCCCGTTTCAGTTAATTCTTTTGGTTCACAACTGCAATATCCGTTTCTTTCTCTAAGTACATATTTTTCACCAAAAAGTGCATACATTACATTATCTGTAATATTTTTCGATTCATTTAATCGTTTAATTGAATTTTGCATATTATCAATATGTAATTTTGTTTTCTCTAATTCCATCAAATATTCATTCATTCTTTTTCTAACAGATGCCATATATCCCCCTTACGGTTTTTCTTCCTTTTACAAACATCTAAATTAATTGTATACACCGAATTTGTTTACTCGTGTAAAATTGAATTTGAAAGTTAACATCATAAATGAGGCAATTCATGAGCTTTAGTATTCATGAAATGGGATCAATAGTACCGGAGTCTTACAGCCGTCAATTAGACGAACATGTCTTAGAACAAGAAATGCCCTATGGCTATACAACTGAGCCCCCTGCTGCTGATACAGGCGATTATGATCAGAGACGCTTAGAAAGTAATAAACAATATGTAATGAGAAAAGGAAAGGCAGTTTAATGGCTGAGCATTGGATTAAGGGAGCTATAAAGCATCCCGGCTCATTGAGAAAAGAACTCGATGCTAAAAAAGGCAAACCGATACCAGCTAAGAAGTTGGAAGCGGCTGCAAAGAAACCAGGTGTTGAGGGGAAGCGAGCAAGACTTGCCGAGACTCTCAAGAAAATGCACCACAAGTAGAGGAAATATTATGAAAAGAGCAGAAGGCCAATACGAAAATGAGGTTGAAAAACCTGCTATGCCAATGGAAGGCCACATGGAATCCGGCATGGGTATGTATGACTTCAAAGGTGAGTGCGACCCTATTGCTTATGGTCAAGCTTCCGAAGAAGGATGCAAAAGAGACATGGGACGTATGAAGTCTCAATTCAAAGACTATAATTGGGATTGATATGGCCCAAGAAATAGGTGAATCACGCGAAGCTTGGGGAAGAGATGTCATGACTTTGGTCGAAGACTTCGCTTCTAAAGTAACTTCTACAGATCCCTTTTACATAGTCTATGCATGCAAGGAAGACAAAGGATTATCCAACAAGTTTGGTAAAGCAGTCTTCAAACAATTTATCAAGGCTTACAGTCAAAAGCCTCCTCCACTGATTGGGATTCTGGTTTGGTTCGTGGACAAAGCAAAGGGCGAGTTCGCCTTTATGCCGGAGTTATCTGCTCCGCCCGACATCCCCTTAGATCCTAAGCTTCTATCAGATGTCGAAAGTGATATGTCTGCAAGAGTCGCTGCCCAGGGTGAAAAACTAAAAGTTTTAGTCTCTTAGTAGTGTAATCGGTTAAGCCGACACAACAACAAGGTAAACATGTCAGATATTGATATGCAAAGTTATGCGGGCGCGAAATCGAGTCCAGCCGCCGTGGACCAACAAGTAGTAGATACGAATTCTTACAACCAAGAAGACGAATATCCGGTTAATACGGCTCTTCTAGACACTCCAAAAGAGAATATAGAAGCGCCAGAGGCATTAAGTGCTCAGCCCGATAACTTCAAAGCTCTTCGTGAGGAAGTCGATCGAATTAAAGCAGAAAGGGAAACAGAGAAGCGGGAGCATCAGCTTCAATTAGACATGCTTCGAGCGAACTTAAATCAACAGACTCAAGCCAATCAACAACCATTCCAAGAACGTAAGTTCATGGACGGGATGAATGACGAGGATGTACCCAATGTAGGCGAAATACGCCGAGAATGGGCACAAAAAGAGGCTGTATATCAAGAGCGCTTAGAAGAACTAATGACGATTCAACGCAATCCTGACTATGCGGAGGTACTTGAAAAATACGTAGTACCTCTAGTTAGAAACAAACCTCATCTCGCCGAGGGTATCCAAGGAGCACGTAACAAGTCATTGTTCGCGTATGAACTGGGTAAAATGGCACAACAGGCGCATCAGCATCAGGAGCAGCGCCAGATAGAGCCCGTCACTAACTCGAATGCTCAGCGAATCGTTGATAATTCAAGAAAGCCCGGAACTCTCTCTCAAGCAGGAGGCACAGGAGCTTTATCTAAAGCTGACTACTATGCCTCAATGTCTGATGCCGAATTTATGCGCATGGCTAACCAAAACCTCGATGGGATTTAACAACGAGTAAAAGGCAAATGCTAACAAATTTGACACAATTGCCACCTGAGGTAAGAACTTATTTTGATAGGCTTCTCCTTACGTTGGCACGACCTTACTTCATCTACGACTTGTTCGCCCAAAAACGACAGATCCCGATGAATAGCGGTCTACAAATGGTATTCCGTAGATATGGGACCCTAACCGCAGCTACAGTACCGCTTACAGATGGTCAAACTCCTCCTGGAGATTCCCTCTCTGTAACAGACTTCCAAGCACAGATTCAGTGGTACGGAAGTTTCGTAACTATTACCGATCAGGTCCAGTATGTCGTCCAGGACAGGGTGCTTAATGAAGCAACTAAAGTTTTAAGTTTACAACTTGGATTAACGATCGATACATTAATTCGCGATATGATGGTCGGTACAGCAAGTACCATCCTCTGTTCTAACGGATTGAACGGTAGACGAGGTGTGATTGCCGTTCTAAAATCTTCTCTGATTGACTTGGAGTTCCTAATTGCTGCATAAGCAAAAGGATAACAAGGCGCAAGCTTTAATAGCGGCGTGAACGACTAAGTGAGAAGACCCTAAAGGGAAGCGATAGTCTGCGCTCATAGGTAACTATGAGAGGGAGATCCGAAGAGGTTTCCCCGCCTTATGCAAGCATTCTCATAGAGAGAGTCTGCAATAGGTCAATAAAGTAACAGACTGAATACACCAACCGAGATCACAGATGCAGATATCCAAATTGCAGTGATCGCGTTGAGACAGGGAAATGCTCGTCTTATGACGAACCCACTCCCTGGAGAGAATAAATTCGGCACAAGTCCGGTACGTTCGAGTTTCTGGGGCTTTATGAGCGTAGATATGCAAGCTGATCTTGAGGCTGTATCCAGCTTTATATCAGTTGCTAACTACCCTAATCCTATGAATGCATTAGAAGCAGAGTTAATATTCCCAGCTCTGCAAAAATTTCCTCTGATTGACTCGGAAGTCCGACAGGATGACGAGGCGCAAGCTTTAATAGCGGCGTGAACGACTAAGCGAGGAAACTCGAAAGAGAAGCAATAGTCTGGTCTTCATGAATAAATAAAGATGAAGAGGTTGATTCGAAGAAATCGACCCCAATGTCACGATATATTGACATTGAGTAACAAAGCTCGGGGGAGCTACAAGAAACATTCGATGGCTTTTAAATACTAATGGTTACAGCAATGGAGCATCTCCAAACGTCTACAGTTCCTTCATTATGGGGCAAGAGGCATATGGTGTTGTTCGTCTTGGAGCCAAAGAAGCTGAATTTATCGTTAAGCCATTAGGCGCAAGCGGTACAGCAGATCCGTTGAATCAACGTGGAACCGTTGGCTACAAATATCCTTTCGCAACAAGGATTTTGAATGACAACTGGATCACACGTCTAACTTCAACACTATAAGGAGGAAATTATGGCTATTGTAAAGAAAGGTACATTGACTGTCGTTGCAAATACGACTGCTCAAAACCTGAATTTAGGCTTTGTTCCTTCTTATTTTAGAATGGAGAACAAAACAAAGATCATTGGTGGAACCAATGGTATTCAGATTGTTGAATGGTGGAATGATAATGCTAATGCATCGGCCTATCTGTGGACAACCACAAGTGGCGCTCCTGTAATTAGCTATATCTCATCCAATGGTATTACCCCATACATCACTCAACAAGGGACTGAATATGTTCCTCTTAGTGGTTTGCCTTCCGGAGCAACAGATGTATCACTAACTATCACTGGCATCAGTAAAGCCGCACAAGCTGTGATTACAGCTACTCACGCTTTTACTTCTGCCGATGTTGGAGTGACTACAGTCGGTTTCCACGGAAATAACGGAATGACTCAAATTAACACCCTCACAGGCGTTATTCAGTCCGTTACAAGTACTACAAGTTTCACTGTTAATATTAACACTACAAACTTCACTACTTGGGCAAGTGGAGGCAATCCAATTGCAACTATAATTACTGGTGCACCTGCGATTACTACTACAGGTTTCCAAACATACAACACGCCTCTTTATAACGTCGGATTCGCGGGCTTGACTCTTGGATCGGGTGTTATGATCACGGCTGCTGATGTTTGGCAATATCTTGCAGTTTTGGATTCAGATATCACCTCTTACTAGTGAGTATAAATACTAATCAGAGTGGGGCGAGACTTCTTGCCCGCTATCGCTAGATAGATGGGACCGGATCCCGGTCGCTACAGATTAAATGGGCAGACAGCTAGCCAATGTCTGCCAAGTCCACTTCCTAAACAGATTGGGCGTCACCGGCTGGGGGGATGATCCCTCCAGTCCCTTCGTGATCAACAAGGCTAACAATGTCATCTAATGCAGTACCTCCAAGTGTAACGCCTCCATCGCCATATGAATGGCCTGAGACGGTTATGCCATTGACCAATATTACCAATGACTCGCAGGCAACCATTACTTGTCCCTCTCATGGATTCGGTTCATCCGATATCAATCAGACATCTGTAATGTTCCTGCAAGTTAAAGGTATGATTCAAATCAATGGTTTACCTGGAGTAGTGCAATCAATTATCGATGATAACAATTTCGTGGTGAATATCAACACGACCAATTTCTACCTCTATAGATCGGATGGTGTCATTAACGTCCTTACTGGGCAGCCACCTATAGAGACCATTGGTTTTCAGACATTCAACACTCCTTTCCAAAATATCGCTACCACCAACTAATAAGGTAAACAATGGCAAAAGCAAAGAGTAAATTCAAAGACGCTTCAGAAGAAGTAATTCAAAAGAATCTCTTAGTACAAGATCCAGAAGGTCTCCCCGCTGCAACGGCACCAGATGAAAATACTATAGTTATCGCTAAAGAAATCCCAGAGATGCGACGTGTTCAGTTCATGAATCAAAGAGATCCTGGCCATGCACTCATGTTCCATTACCATAGCGCTACTCATCCTTTGAAACATTATACCCTCCAACATGGCAAGGAATATGACCTTTCTGTCGAGGTTATCCTTCATCTAGAGGACTGCAACGAAAAGATCTATGGCTATCGTAAAGGAGATGATGGACACCCTGAGATGTATATCAAATCACTCAAATACGTCTTCTCATGCAAAGCGGCACGTAAGAAAGCAGCTTAAGAGGCAATTATGTCATTTACCTGGAATCAGGGCACTATTAGGAATAAATTCAGAGCAATCGTCGGAGCGCCAAGCACTGACCAACTATCTGATACTGAATGTAATGATTATCTAAGTGGTTATTACATATACACAATGCCTTTTGAACTAAAGGAACAGATAACAAATCAATTCCTGACATTCACTACTACTCCCGGTATTGATGTTTATGCTTTCCCAGGCGGTTGGTTTACTGATTCCCCAGGCGCATATGCGGACGGTTTTCCTCTAATTTTCTATCAAGACCCAGATATTTTTTACCAAGATTGGCCACAACAATATGCCGTAGATAATATCGCCACAGGTGATGGAGTCACTACGAATTTTAGCGGGGGTCTTCAAAACCCTCCAATCATCATAGGAACCCTTTTCATCACGTCAGACGATCAGACAGGCTTACAGTATCTCCTAACCGATACAGGCGAAGGAACACTAACAGGAAACGGCACAGGTACAATTAATTATTTGACAGGTGCCTATACCGCTGTCTTCAATACCGCTCCTGCTTCATCCGCAGTAATCTACGCTAAGTATCAGGGTTATAGTGGGAACCGTCCTCAAGGAGTGCTCTGGTTTAATAACCAATTCACGATGCGCCCTGTTCCATCGCAAGCATTCGCTATACAGATGCAGGGGTACATTCAACCATCTCCTTTCACTAGTGATGCCTCTACTCCATTACAGATCGAATGGGGTCCCTTAATCGCTTATGGAGCAGCCCTAGAAAGGTTCGCAAATACCGGAGATACAGAGAATTATGATCGTTATTATCCGATCTTCAAACGCTTCGAGAATGTAGCTTTAGGTCGAACTATTCAGCAATTGACCGAACAACAATCCGTGCCAAGGTTCTAACATGTCCACTTATAATCCATCTATAC